CGAGATGCCCGCCTGTCCGCATCACCGGGCTCGCGGCTGGGAGACCTGCCCGCGGCTGCATATCTTCTCCGGGTGCGAGAACCTGTTCCGCCATCTGGCGGATCTCTCCCATGCGGCGAAGGGTGACCCTGAGGACGCCGGGGCGAACCCGCATGATCATCTTCCTGACGCTCTCAGGTATCTCCTGATCAACCTCGGTGGCGGCCCCTCGTGGCCCGACACCCCCCCGCCGGATGAGCCGCCGTTCCCCGGTGCCGAGTCCCTGGAGCCGCGCGGCCCGTTCGCCTGGCGCCACGGTGATGACGAGCCTGAGCGCGACCCGTCCCAGGGTGCCCTGCAGAAGCCCCCGTGGGCGTGACCTGACCGCAGCCGGGAGGTCCGTTGCCTCTCGCCGGATGGATACCGCCCGCATTCCGGCGCGATGTCAGCGAGAAGAAGGCCCGCGCCGCGGCCATCGCCAGTCCGGACGTGCCGACGCAGGCGCTTCCTGCTCGCACGGGTTTCATCCCCGGCATCCCGTCCGGCGGGATCGACGAGCATACCCAGGCGATCGGGGCGTCGACCGGAACTGACCGGCAGACGCTTCTCACCGAGCTCTACGATTGTTACATCAGCGTCCCGGCGGCGTGGGTGGCCGTGCAGGTCATCGCCCGGACCATCACCGCCGGGGGCCTGTACACCGACTGGGACGCGGACACGGGCGAGGGTGACGAGGCCCCCGACAAGCCGCCCGCCGTCGTGGCGCTGGAGCGGTTCTGGGCGTTCTGCAACCCGGATCAGGACGCGCGGCAGATCTTGCGTAACGCCATCGCCGCGCTGATCGTGTTCGGTGATTTCCTGCTGGAGGTCGTGTGGGACGGGCCGACCCCGGTCGCGATCTTCAACCTGGACGTGCCCACGACCTACCCGCGGGCTGACGAGCACGGGACCATCACCGGCTGGGTGCAGCAGACCGACCTGGGGCAGACGGCGACGTTCGAGCCCCGCGAGGTCATCCACGGCTCGCTCGACAGCGCCCGGCCGGGAGTGAACGGCGTCGGCCCGGTGCAGGCGATGCTGACGCCGATGGCGGCGTGGCTGTACGCGGCGGCGACGGAGAAGGAGATGCTCCGCAAGGGCCTCCCGGCGAACCTCCACGTCGACCTGCCCGCGTCGTACACCGACGACGAGGTGACCCGCTGGGATAACCGGTACCGGGCGAGGAACCTGGGGACGAAGAACATCGGTGCGCCGCTGATCTCCAAGGGCGGCGGCGGCGTCAACGAGCTGCAGGCGGGCAAGCTCGCTGACGTCCTGGCGGCGATGGACAAGGCCCGCGACGACATCCTCGCCGGCTGCGGCGTCCCTCCGGCCGAGGGCGGCGTGATCGAGAGCGGGAACATCGGCGGGGGGACTGGCGACAGCCAGCACCGGAGTTTTGTCATCAACACCTGCGACCCGATCGCCGCGATCCTGCTGGAGAAGCTCCATTTCCACATCACGGTGCAGGGGTTCGGGGTGCAGGGCTGGAAGTCGAAGTTCCGCGAGGTCGACTACCGGGACTCCACGGTCGTGGAGCAGATCCGCGATACCCGGATCCGCAACGGCACGTACGTGATCAACAAGGCCCGCGCCGAGATCGGGGAGCCGCCTGTCGACGGCGGCGACAAGGCGGTCCTGATCGACCGGCAGAACCTGGTGCTGGTCGAGGACCTGGACGCGATGAGCAAGGCGACCGTGGCGAAGATGGCCGGGACTGCTGCCGGGACTGCTGCCGTGGCCGCGCCGGGGATGCCCCCGCAGGTGCCCGGCCAGCCTCCGCAGGAGGCCGGGTCGCTGGCCATGCGCCGGGTCGATGTCCGCGAGGCCCTGCATGCCTACCACGCCGCCGGCCGGGCGCTGTACGAGGACGCCCAGTCCGGCGTGTACGCGCAGATGAGCCGGTCGTTCCCGCCCGCCGCGATCTCGTGGGTAAAGGACACGCCGTTCCAGGGCCCGCAGCAGGTGCCGCTGGATCAGGTCGACATGGCCGACCGGGCCGAGTGGCGGGCGAGCAAGGAACCCGGCAAGGTCGCCCGGGTCGCGGCGAAGATGCGCCGCGCGGCGAAGAAGGGGCAGCAGCCTAAGCCCGCTGTCCTGGTCCGCTGGCCCGGGTCGGGTAAGGACGTGATCGTGGACGGCCATCATCATGTCCTCGCCGCCGAGGCCGACGGGCAGCACTTCGTGTGGGCGTACGTCGGTCACGTGCCGCAGGAGAAGGGGCCGTGGCTTTCGACGGCGAGCCGCGAGATTCGCAGCAAGAAGGCGGCGTGAGCGAGCCCCCGCCCGAGGAGCCATATGAGCTCGAGGGGACGGAACCGGCGTGGGAGCCGTCGACGCTGCCGGGCTGGCCGCTGACCGCCGCTGAGGCCGCCCCGTTCGTCAGAAAGGTCATCGCGTGACGGCCTGCGCCACGTGCGGCGATGACTGAGGAGGCTGGCCAGTGAAGCCGACCGTGAGCCGGATGGTCCACTACGTCTCTCACGGCACGCCCGTGCAGCCTGACGGATCGCAGGCCTTCGCCAGCGAGTGCCGTGCTGCCGTCGTCACCGAGGTCATGGACGATCCCCTGGAGTCCGTCGGCCTGTGCGTGCTCAACCCTGCGGGCCAGTTCTTCAACCGTGCCGTGCCGCATGACGAGGACGGGCGCGAGGGCGGCACGTGGCACTGGCCCGAGCGCGCGGAGGCCCGCGCGATCACCGAGCCCGCCCCCGCGCGTCAGGCCGGGATCCTGGAAAACTAGGGCGGGGAGGCGCGCATGCCGCTGCCCCCCATGCCGTGCCTGCACTGCCCCCCGGGCGGCTCCCCGTGCGACCGCTGCGACGATGACGGACCTTCCGGGGCCGCTCCCGTCCGCGAGGTCGCCATCGACCTGAGCAACCTCACGGGCGTCTGGGCTGACGTCTACGCCCGGCAGGACGCCATCCACGCCCGGCACGGCCGCAAAGCCCGCACCGCGTGGCGCAAGGCCATCGCCGGCCTCGACCTCGCCGCCCTGATCGCCGCGTTCCGCCGCCAGGCCCTCATGCTCGACGGCTCCCCGGCCCCCGGCACCGACCACGAATCCCCGCAGGCCGCCAGGTACCACAAGGCGCAGCTGCGGGATCTGGCCCGGTCCATGTCCGCCGGGTACCTCACCGGGGTCAACGACCAGCCCGACTACACGGGCCTGACCGCCGCGATCACCGCCGCCCTCATCGCAGCAGCGGGAGAAGGCACCGCCGCCGCCCTCGGCGTCTCCGCAGCGGCAGCCGGGCACGCCGGGTTCGCGTGGGACAAGGCAGCCAGGGACGGCCGCACCGAGCCGGATCAGGGCACTGTCACCGGGTGGGCCGGGCGGATCATCGCCGGGGCTGTCACCGGCCTGGCCGCAGCCCTCGCCGCGGGTGCCATCGCGGGCGCGTCCGAGGCGGAGATGACCCGCGCCGCCGCTGCCGTGCTCCGCAAGGCGCGTTCTGTGACCGCCTACCTCGACCAGGCCGTGCACTCGGCGGCCACCTCCGCGATGGCCGCCGCGTACTCCGCGCTCGGCGGGATCGAGCTGCTGGACTGGATTTCCGCTGGGGATGGCCGTGTCTGCGTCACCTGCTCGAACTATGAGGCGAATAGCCCGTACAGCCCGCAGAACTACCCGGCAACGCCGCATAGCAAGTGCAGGTGCGTGCCCGGCCCGTCAGGCGGCCTCACGCTCCCGCTCGGCGCGTTCGCCGCCTACCTGATCAGGGAGGCCGCGTAAGCGGTCCCAGCCCGCCCCGAGCCCCCCAGGAGGCCCCTCATGACCACTCCCGGCGCAGTCAGCCTCGGCGGGAACCCCGTCCAGGTCAACACCCAGACGGAGATGTACCCCGCCGTGGTCGACACCGGCCCGCTCACCGCGCTGAGCCTGAACGGCACCGGTCCCGCCCCGGTCATCGCGGGCGTCACCCACTGCGTGGCCAGCGCCCCCGCGGGCCACGACATGGGCGGCTCGTTCGTCCTGACCACCGACTCCACGTCGGTGACTGCCGGGACGATCGCCACCATCACCCTCGGCACGGCGCTCGCCGCCGCACCCGTCGCGGTGCTGGTCTCCCTGGTTGACACCACGTCCACCGTCACGGCGGTGGCGACGGTGATCGCGACCGCCACCAGCACCGTGATCACGGTCAAGAACACGGCGGCCATGACCGCCTCGCACACCTTCCTCGTCACCTACGTGGTCATCGCGAGCTGACCCGTGACCAGCCTCTACCCGAACTCGAAGATCCTGTGGTCCCTGGCCGGCTCCGGCCTCGGCACCACCATCGCCGGCGCGGGGAACTCCGGGTCATGGGCGGGCCTCGGCGCGGGCGACATCCTGCCGCCGCCCGAGACTGCCGTCGACCTGCGGGACATCCAGGACGTGGCCCTGCTCGTGAACGTCGGCGCCATCACCTCCTCCCCGGCGTTCCTGGTCCAGCTCGACCTGTACGACGACGCCGGGGATCTGTACTTGCAGGTCCTCAAGACCGCTTCCCTGACGGCCGCCG